CCCAAGTACATATAGCCGCTCACGGCGTTTGACATCAGAAGTTTGGCTAGTGTCTAGTTTTTCCTACGATCCCGAAACAGTCGAACTTGTGTTATCAAGCAGCCTTGACGCGATTGGAACGCAAGCTCCGACACGGGTGCTGACCCGCAAGCTTGTGGGTGCTCTGCCCACAACCGGCTCGGTTCGCAACTTGTGATCCCGCACCAGCTCATTGGCAAGCCTTACCGTTTGGGGTCTAATTTTGAGCAGCACGGTACAGGCGATTGCTTGAGCCTGGCTCGCGCTGTTCTGGCGTACTACGGTATTACAACACCAGAGCCGCAGCGCCAGTGGTACAGGCGTTTACGGCAGGGCGACACAGCAGTCTTTGAGGAAGAACTGGAACGGTGGGGGATAAAAACTTCAGTATTAGACTGTGGGGTAGTTGCCTTATGCCAGGCTGATGCCGGGTATGGGCTCGCCACTTGGTATCTAGACGGATGGATTCATTACGCAGAGTCGGTGGTGAAATGGAGCCGATTCGACGCCCTGCAGGTCCACGGGCTTTATTGCCAGCGGAAGTAGAGATGTGCCAAGTCCTCGGTATTACCGAGGCAGATTATTGGACATTCTGTGATTTAGCACTGTCTCGTAATGGCGAACGCCGCGAAGGGTATGAACTGATCCCTGATATTCGTTGTGAGCCGACCACGATCGCTTTGATCCAAATCGGTGTTGGCCTTGCGCTTACTGCCGTTAGCGTGCTGCTTCAGCCGAAGCCGCGCTCACCGGGACAACAGAAAGCACCGCCACAGCTTCAAACAGCAGACGCAACAGGACCAAAGCGCTTTGCAACCCAAGCGGGTTTTAACACCGTCCAATCGGTTGCATCACTGGGCGAGACCATTCCGCTCGTCTTTGCCAATTACAACAGTACTGATGGCGGTGGCGTGCGCGTGTCCTCGAACCTGTTGTGGTCGCGTATGACCAGTTGGGGCACGACCCAGCAGTTTGAGGGTATCTACTTATTTTCCAGTGGACCGTTAGCTGCTCGCCCAGAGTTTGAAGGTTTTGCGATTGGTGATTCCCTGATTACGTCTTACCCAGCGGACAAGCTTCGGCTGATCTTTGGCACGAACGGCGGCAGGCCAAGAAGTCAAGTGCTTGCAAACAATTCGGTAGGAATGGGGCAGTATCCCAATACAGCCAGTACGGAGACACGAATTCCAGGCAACGGTTTTGAGATTTTTCGTCCCAACGTCGGCGCTAGTCCTGATTTTTGCGGAACACGCACACCGTCCAGTCAAACGCAGTTCGGAGCGTATGCGCCAATGCCGAACGGCATGGCATTTCAGATTCCTTATGAACTTGTCTTGATTCCTGACGGGCAGGGAAGAGATGTAAAGGCAAGGGCTAGAGAAAAACGGCGCAAGCAAAGGGGATATTATCAAATCGGAGCGGCAATCACTAGCGTCACCGGCAATATCCAACAGAAAGGCACGACTCTTACTTATCAAATAACGACTGACATTTACGATAGTGATGACTTTGGCGACTGGGGAAATGTAGACATTCAGCAGTCACAAGAAACCAGGAGAGTTGAAATTGATTCGGAGATCGGCATTGGCAGTTCTTACTTGGTTGGTTCAGCGCTTACAACATGCACAGCTATTAACACCGAGGATCCGTTCGACCTAAACACCCCTAAGACTTACACGTTTACCGTATCGGAAGGGTCGCCTGGAAATATCGTAGATATTAGGAGTACCTCCGATGAGGACGGTGTTTATGAAAACTTGACAGTGCAGCGCGTTGCCACAGCAACCATCTCAAATAGTCGCCCGTGCAACATTACCGAAATCGGCATCCGAAGCAATGTATGGAAGCAAATAAGCTTTGCCAACGTCAACACTCAGCCATCAGATAGCACGATTACAGATTTCGAGGAAGAAGGTGGAGATATTACACTCGGGCGAATCAACAAATACATCACCCGCTATTCATTCTTTGCGCTTCAGGCAAGAGTGCGTGGCGCAGCATCGTGGACCAACCTTACCGGCGTGAATAATATCTTCTGCATTAAGGGTAATACCCCCCAAGAGCAGTACAATTATCTCTTTGTCGAACACCCACTCGGGCAGTACGAATTCAGGCTTGTGCCAGTGTCAGGCAATAGCATCTACAGATTTTGGGTGAATAGTAATAACAACATTTGGCAGTTGCGTCCAAGTGCGCGGAACGAAGGAATTGCAGTTAACGTTCCAGGCGCTCCAGGGGACAGCCAGTTTCGCCTTTATTTTTCAGCTAGCCGAGTTAGCACTGCCCCTGGCACGTTCTATAACAGAGAGTGGATTATTGGTGAAAACACCAACGATCTTTCTAGGAGTCTAAATCCATTTGATGCGCTGGCTGATTACATCAAGTATGACGGCGAAGGCTCCAGCCATTCGTCTGGCCCCGAACATGAAGTTGTTTATGTCAACGAGGTTATTTACAATAATCAAACGACCATAGGGCTTTTGCCAGTCTATGACAACACCGGGCCGCAGTACGACAACCTTGCTATCTCAGGTCTAAACCTCTGGTCTGACAAGGAGTGGTCCTCGCTGTCTGAACTGTCAGCCTTCATGAAGTATGGAGTGAAAGTAGCAAAGCCACTCGCGTCTGCAGGACCGACCAATCTTTTCCCTGAGATTGTTTATGCGCTGCTAACCGATGACACGTTTGGCGCGGGCAAACTTATCGGCGCAAGTCAAGTTGATGCCAGTGCGATGAGAATCGCAGCCGATTATTGCAGCGTAAATAAGTTTACCTGGAACGGCGTTTTGACAGACAGGGTAAACCTGCGTGAGTGGATCTTTGAAAACGCGGCCTACTGTTTGCTTGACTTTACGATTATCGGCGGCAAATTTTCCCTGCGCCCAACACCAATCCTGAACGGCAATAAAACGATCAATCGAGGTGGAAAGCCGCCGATTTCTGCGCTGTTTACAGACGGCAACATTCGTGATCTTAAGGTTGTATTTCTTGATCCTGAAGAGCGTAAGCCTTTCAAGGCGGTGTGTCTGTACCGCGAAGACACTGAGAACGGTTTCCCCGAAACCCGTGCGGTAACAGTCAGCTTAAGCAACGCCAGCCCTGGGCTTTACCTAGAGGAGGCTGGCAACCATGACGAAGACCCAGAAGAAACCTTCGACATGACGCAGTTCTGCACCGTCAAGCCTGGTGACTACCCTAGCCACCCTGTCACGTTTGCTCAGGTAGCGATCCGCACGCGAACGCTGGTCACGCATAGCGTCACGTTCCAGACAACACCAGAGATGGCGATGGGTCTCATCCCTGGTCAGTATTTCCGCTTGGTTAGCGAGGCGACGCATACCAGCCGGTTCAACAATGGCGCAGTCAGCGATGATGGTGTGCTTACCAGCACTACGCCGCTGTCCAATGGCACTCACCCAATCTTTTATTGGACTCCGGGGGACACTGCTGTGAAGACAGGTTCGCTGAGTGTTTCTGGAAATACTGCTAGCCCGAGGGGGATTATCTACACCTTGAGAAACTCCACAACTGAAGATCGAATTTACAAGGTCGAATCTTTGACCTACGCAGAGGATGGCTTGGTGGAACTTACCGGCAGCCATGTCCCGCTAACAACTGGCGGTGCTTTGGCAATTATGGACAACCGAGGGTTCGTCGTCGATCTGGCTTAAACTAAGCTCAGCACTGGTACGGTTGTGGCGGTAGAGTTCCCCGAAGTAAAGCCGACAAGCCGCAGCTATCGGCCCGGCAAATTTCCTCAAATTCAGTTTGAGGCGCTTAACGGTGCCACTACCACCATCCGGTACGGTCAGAAAGCTTTTAACGCAGAGCTGAATCTTACGTTTGCAAACATCAGCGATAGCAAGGCCGCTCTCATCATTGGTAACTACAGAACGAGCATGGCGACTTTTGACAGCGTAACTTTTAGAAGTAACAACGCCTTGGCGGGGCTTGAGTCTGCGCTTGAAACCTACGTGAGTGAATCCGGCACAGGTTTGAAATGGCGCTACGCCGAACCACCTCAAGTGGAGAGTGTTTACCCTGGCATCAGCACGGTGACTTGTACGTTTACCGGCTACCTAGATGGCGTTTAGAATGTGATTAACGTACAGTGACGCATCATGGCGTTTTACAGCGGTCTTGACGGTCAGCTCTATCTGAACGGCACCAAAGTCGGAAAGGTCCAGAACTGGTCGCTTAATGCGTCACAGGCAGTGCTGGAAACCACCAGCCTTGAAGACACTGATAGGACCCTGATCAATGGCGTCCGCAGCATGAGCGGTAGTTGTCGAGTGTTTTACCACTCTAATGGCGATGCCAGCGACTTCATTAACAACATCATTAAGTCTGGTGCGACCAGCTCCGAGGATGGCGCTGCCACTCAATCAACCACGGTCCTCTTTAAATTGCACGTCAACTCCACCAAGTACATCGAGGTTTATGCGTGGATTACCGGAGTCAGCATGAGCATGGCAGTTGGCGAGGTCTTTTCTGTTGACGTGACTTTTGAAGTTAGCGGGCACGCTAAAGCTGAAACTCTCTGATGTCGGTTTACCTCGGATACACGGGTTCCGTTGAGCTGGACCGTGACTCAACGGACACCCCATTGGAGACAACACTGGATCCCAGTGATGTCAACGTATCTCGACGCCGCTTTGCGGTGGATTTCAATGTGGCGGCTCTCGTCACTGGCGACAAAGTAGAAATCGCCACTGTTGACGGATCCACGCTCCAGCTGGTTTCAGGCCACGCCTATCCCGATGGGGCCTGGTACATCCACATTGATGAGGCAGGCGGAATTAGGCTTTACAACCAATTCCAGGCTTCACTGTCTGGACAGCAGGGCGATGCCGTAGAGCTGGTTGCACCGAGCGCAGCGCAGAATATCACACTACAAACTAAGAATGACCGTTATCGCTTTATGGCGAAGATCCGGGATTTTGAACTAACCACCAGCCGCGACACGATAGACCTTACATCCCTGGGCAATGAGTTTAGGAACCAGTATGAGCAAGGCTTGATCTCTGGCCAAGGCACACTCAACTGCTTTTGGGAAAGCGATCCATCAATTATTGGAACCGGATACGGGTCTAGCCAAGCTGAGTTTCCGTCATACTTGGCGCGGCTAGTCGTCCGAGTGCAGCAAGGCGCAGACTTTAACGGGCGATTTTTTATTTTCGCCGGAAGCACGGGCCAACCCGAAAGCGTCTGGTACGAAGCTAAGTGCATCGTCACTAATGTCGCCGTTTCTGTATCAAATGAAGGCGCGATCGAAACACAAATCGATTTCGTCACGTCTGATCAAATCGTATTGAAGCAAGGACGACCACCTGCGTATCTGCTGCAAGAAGACGGCAATTACCTGCTACAGGAGGACGGAAGTCGTCTGTTGCAAGAAGATTAGAATACACCTATACGCTCTGCGGACCTAAGGAGGCAAAGCCTTGCCAGATCTTGAAATCTCAAATTTGCCTGCCCTAACCGCAGCATCGCTGCAGGGCACTGATCCAGTGGCTGTTGCTGATCTGTCGGCGGCTGAAACCAAGAAGATCACGATCAAAGATCTGCTGGAGGGCGGCTTTGATCTGGTTGATGACGAAACCATTCCCGCCGCAAAGATTTCTGGCAGCACC